TGTCGTTGCAACAAGCATGTATGGATAATTGGTGATATTCCACGGGCCTGTGAATAGTGGATGTGTGATCGTCAGGCATTCCACCCACATTTCTTGCACGCCGCCAGAAGCATAGACTTTCGTGAGTTCAGGAGTTAACGTCATGTCCGTCCTCTCCCCACGCCATACGTTCCTTCCATAGCGCGGCTGACCATATTGCCTCCACGAACGATATCTTGCGAGATTGCTTTGCGTGCACCTTCAATCGCGCGCAACTCAATCTGAAGTGATCCATCCTGTCCTGTTGATGTCGATACTCCAACACCTGCATAATTGTGAACAACGACATTTGGTGCTTGGGATTGTATTCCCAATTGACCATTCGGCAACCGGCTCAATGGCATAATTGCTTCAGGCCCAGCCTCACCCATCAATCCTACGCCACCATTCGCCATTGGAAAGATGGTAGGTCCGTTAACCACGCCGCCAGAAGCAAATGCTTTCATATAGCCATTCTCTATGACATTACCTTGTGCGCTACCTTTCACGCTGAATAGTTTATCTTTGATACCAGAAAGGAAATCTGAACTCGATCCACCAGCACCACCCAAAATTCCAGAAATGGCTTTGAACAATAGCCATTCGGTCATGATCTTCACAATCTCAGCAACAATTGTTTTCCCAGCCTGTGTAAAGGCGTCGGCCCAAGATTTGGTTCCCTCAATAGCATCAGCCATAGCTGTACCTATAGCATTTATGCCATCTACAATGACCTTTGTGCCTTCGCTCGAAAGCAATGACTTTTGAGTATCGTCTTGCTGCTTCTGTAACTTCTTCAGATCATCAGTTGCCTTTTCAACAGCTTTGCCCAATGCTTCATATTGTGCTGATCCAGGGTCTTGAGCCGATTGCTGAATAGCTAGGTCTGCAACAACTTGCTTCTGATTATTGATTGCCTCCAAATTCTTTGATGCACTCTTTCCTCCGACACCAGCCGTATAAGCACTTTCTGTTTTCTGATTCGCAGCATCCCTTTCATCCAACGCTTTATTCATTTTGACTAATTCTGGATTTAGCTTTTCAAACAAAGTATTGTATAGATCAAGATAAAAATTCTTCATCTTAGGATTGGTTACAACGTCTATCAGATTAGCCAAAGCCTGTAACTGATCATTACCTTCTTTCTGTTGTTCAGCATACGTATTGTATTGACGAACCAAAGCACCAGTCTGGCTTTCTTGCGCAATTTCTAAATCTTCATATGCTTTCGCTAAAGCATCCGTATTCTGTTTGAGTGCATTGTGCGCCTCGGCTACACCAAGCTCACTTAGCTTTCCAGAATTAAGTGCATCATTTAAATGAGCACTATCAGTCTCAAGTTTTTGGATTGCATCACCACCAGAATTTAACAGCGCAAGATAATCTTCCCAATCCTTAATCTTTTGGAGTGCTTTCTCATGTTCTTTCGCAGCTCTCTCTTCAGCTTTCTTTGCTGCTGCTTCAGCTTTCTTTTCTGCTGCATCATTTTCCGCAGTAACAGCTTTCTGCGCTGATACCGTATTTATCATAGCTTTATTTAATGCTGTTAACGCATCTTCATTTTTCTTTCTGGCGGCTGCTACAGCTTGCAAACCTGCAGCATCAGCAGCATCATCACCTCTGCTCTGAATCATATTAAGCAAAGCAGCACCCGCCGCCGCGCCTGCACCATACTGACCCATATCAGCAGATGGCTTAGTCATTTCCTGATTTAATTGTTTTCTTACATTTATTTCATTCTCCATTGAATTCAAACGCAGCTGTGCTAACTCAAGCTGAATCCTGGTTGCCTCTTGTTCCTTCCTAACATTCTCTTCCATTTCCTTTCTGATATCAAGATAAGCCTGCTTCGTCTTAGCAAGAGCAAGCCGTAAATCATCTTCAGAATTCCACCTTTCCTTTTCAGCCTGAACTGCTTCTTGATTTGCTTTCGTTAATTCATCAGTAGCTTTCTTTGTATCAAATAAAACACTCACAAGTGATGCAAGAACGGATACGCCAGTCAGAATTGCAATGCCCCATGGCCCCATAAAGAATGAGCCAAGTGCACTTGACGTATTAAACATTGTTTGAATAGCACCAATCGCTTGCGGTGCCTGTTGCGAAAACGCACGAAGGGCTGATGTACCACCTGCAACCTGAGTAGTAAAATCTGTAATCTGATAACCAACATCAATCATTCCGTAACGCATACGGCCACTCATTTCAGTTGTGGCTTGCGTAGTCTGATTGAGTTCTGCTTGAACTTGTTCCAGTCGAGCCTGCGCAGCAGCAGCACCTTCTGCTGAAAGTGTGCCTGACGCTAAGACTGCTTGAAGGGCTTGTTCGGCTCTTTGAAGATCAAGAGCGGCACTGCTACCAGCTTCCAATTCCTGGCGCAATTCTTCTAGCGCACGTTCATGCGCTTTGACTGAAGATGCCCCAGCCGCAGACGCAGCTGATGAGGCAGCTGTCGCCTTTGATGAAGTATCTGCTGCTTTGGCTAATTGAAGTTGAGCTTTTTCGAGTTGCGCTAGTGCGCGGATTGCAGATACACTTCCATTAACAGTGATGTTTACAACAATATCACGTTGGACTTGATCTGCCACTGAATGACTCCAAGAATTTACTATCTATGCTCAGCATCACTTCAGGAAACCAACTCGGTGCACTGTTGCGATCTTTCCATTCCCAAATCGCAGTCAATGGGATAGAAGCTGCTCCAGCCATTGTATATGTTCGAACAGTACATAATTCATAAAATGCCTGCAGAAGCCATTCAGCCCCAAGAACTGAAGGCATTAGATCGTTGGTTGCAACTCTCCCTTCTTTGAAGAGGCGATTGTAGAATTCAACTTTGCCGTTCCATTTCCTTTGCCATTTGATAAATGAAGTAACTTTTTTGACAATGCGTCCGCGCGAGCCTCCTGCTCCTCAACAAGAGATTGTGCAGCTGCATAAATAGCATCGAGCAACATTGGATAATCATCGACCAATTCTTGTGAAGTGATCGGACATTCAGTGATACAGCAATTGGCGAATGCTGCTTTCTGCGCCTCAATGACGATCATCGCCATGTGCGCATCAGCCTTGATAACACCATCAGACGTCATATTGCCCTCAAGTGCCTTCTGCCATTCGCGTGTATAGACCTTGTTCCATCGAGTGGGCAATTCAAATTTGATTTCCTCACCATCAATGTCGACGGTTATACATTCGTCTCTTTTGTAATCAGAAAGTGCCATTTACCACCTCCAAATCCGCATCGATGATTCACCATTCACCCCAACCCTGCACGTTCCACTCGCATCAATCATGATCGGCGAATCGCCGCCAGTTGCGGATGGATCTGGAAAGCTAAGTTGAACTGCCCTAAGATCAAATCCGTATCCACCATCAGCATTAACCGTAGTGAACATGATCTCAATAGGAAGCATGCTCAATTTTGAAGGCATAAATTTATCATATGACTGATCGCCAAGATAAATTGACGCCTTGATGGTTAGCGCCGCTGTGCCGATATTGAACTTGGTTGGCGTCAAATGGCCAATACAATTCTGCGGCGTTGCACCATTCGTCATATCAAGGTCAATCGACTGGATGCAGAAATCAGTCGGTTCACCATCGACAGTCAATGTCGGCATATCAATCGAGCCATTCAACGGATTAGCTGTACCAGCAATCTTGATCTGGCCGCCAGCAGTCGTCACATCTTGATGAAGCGATGGTGACTCCTGGGTGTACCCATTCGACATGAATGTGAATTTCCCGGTAACAATTTCACCATATGCCACCTTGAGCGACATCTGATTCACGATGCTACCTGTGTAACGCTGCGAATGAATATCAGTATTGCCGGGTAGATGCAACACATCTGTGTATGCTTTACTCAGCGTCCACGACAGAATAGTTGATCCAATATCAACATAATCAGGGACAGTCACAATACCAGCTGTGGCTGTTTCATCTACCATGAGGATAGGGACAACAGCTTCAAAGTTGGTCGCATCTGTAACAGTTATCACTTGAATTGGCGCATTGTTCTCAGGTGTGGTAAATCCAGAAAGGACAATCACATCCTTCGGCATAAGCACACGACCATTCCCATCAATATCTGATGTATCACCAGCAATGGTAATAGTCGCTGTCTGATCATCTGGCGCCGCGTGCTTGGTTATTGTAGTTGTGCCGGCAACCAATACTGTGCCGACAACCCAATGGTTCATCATCAAACCAGAGAAGAAATCATCATAGACTGGATCTTTGCTTAACTCGAAATTGACATCGCCGCCAGAATCAAGCCCAGTCATGACTTCGCCAGAGGACATTCGATCCACGCGCAATTCTGCACTTTGTTTCGTCTGCGGCGTTCCTGAAAGCGTCTCAGAAACGAAGCGCACTGTATTCCCCACAGCCGTTCCAAGTGGGGGTGTCTGCCCATAGGACGATTCAGGGATTGAGATCAATTCTACAGCAGATGGGCTAGACATTTCATTCTCCTATTGAAAAGCGTCACGATAAAAATCAGCCAAACCTATATATGACTGCCATTTTCCGTTAAACCTTCCCATTGAGGAGAATGGTTCAACCGCATTGATCACGGTCGGCCCTATCCTACGCCCGCGAAGGAGATTCCGAAAGGATTCGATCGTGTCTCTGGATACAGCCGCTGGTTGTCCTATTGGATGTAAGAATAGGAACTGGATATTCCCAACTTCACGCCACCCATTCTGGGCATTCACTGCTATTGATGCTATATGCTCAATCACCGGTGGAAAATCAACGAAAAGTGTGAGAACTTCATTAAGAGCAGGTATATCATCGATGGATACATAGTCATCCAATGCGAAAACTGGCGTTTGTGTCCAGTTCGCCTCAATATAGCCCATTACATCATCGCGATAGGTCACCGCTGTCTCCGATTAGGTCCGCGCCGGGGGTTAGTCCGGGGGGCGGCGGGTAAATATCGACTCGACGGCAAAATTCTTCTGTAAATTAGGTTTTTATCATGAAAATATGTCTCATTCTTCCTCAAATTACGTGAAACGTTGCCTACGTAGTTGGTTACATTCGATCCAGGTGATCCTAGCTCAATTACTGGAACAGAAAGTGCTGGAAATGGCTCGCCGCGTGCAGTCTTGCCTCGCCCAGATTTAGAAAACTGTTCTACTTGCCCAAATTTCTTTGGATTACGATATGTAAATGATATATTGGCCCCATCGCCAACTGCTGTCTTTGCGGCATTCCTTGCACCAAGCATAATGCCACCATTCTTGATTGATTCCAAAGGTGACGCATATCGAGCCTTTGAGAAAATCTGAATGTTACTGGCGCCAGTTATATTGCCCCAGTCAATCGCTCCAACTTCTCGCCCATTAACCAAAATTGTGAAGAAAGACGACAACCCTGCTGATGTCTCATAATATCCAGTTGTTCGTTTGAATATTGAAGGCACTCTGGAATGGAGATAACTCATTACAGTTTCAAATGCAACCTTCAGATCGCCAATGTTCCCAATCGACCGCGCAACAATATTGCCACCATCCAGCTTTGACGTTTCTATCGCCGCGCCAGAAACCCCATCAACAACAATTGTATATGTGGTTGGCGGCGGAAATGAAGTATTGATTTCATCGTGTGCAATTGCATGGTATTGATCCGCCGCCCAAGTAAGCATATCAGCAATTGGTAAAATGTCATCCATCTGTACACTGATATCAAGGCCAAAGACTGACCCATCCTTCGAATAGGTGTAACTTGATCCACCAGTTCTAGTGAAGTCAGTATCAGCCACATCAACCTCTTATATGAAGAACTCTTCCAAGCACTTTGCCACCAACAGAATATTGATTTGCATCATCATTGATGATAGCATAATCCCTATCCCGAAACGTCACTCGATCCTTTTGTTCCAATCTCCTTGCAACAGGAAATGAATCAGCATTGCAGATTAAGAATATGTCTCCTTGCTGTGCCAAACTTCCAGGCATAATATCAACCATCTTGATCTGGTTCGGTTTAGCACGAATTGGTGCATGATCTATATAATTGCCTTGTCCATCATTTTCACGAATAACAACATCTTCACCCGAATTATCAAGTAAGCCAAACAGCATGCTAAACCAATACTGCAACTGTTCAGTTGGTGGTACAGTAATCATTATCCGACCCCAACAGAAGAATGATTGCGATACCGATCAAGTATTGCAACAACATAAACAGGAATCAATGACCAAGGTTCAGTGCTTCCTTGCGCAGTTGTGTTTGCTCCAAGCACAGAAGTGCCTGTATCAAAGTCAATCGAGCCAACACCAACCAAACTGATCTTCTTTACATCACCAGCACCAACAAAACCAGTACCAATGGCTGCGCCCCATCCAGGTGTGACTGCCCAATATACATCGAACACAGAATATATGGCCCAGTTCAATGCACTTGGTAATATATTGTATCCACCTGTATAATCAATCTGTATCGGCCAGCCATATGCAGTTGGCGGCGTATATATGATACCTCTTTCAGAATCAATCGCAAAGTAAGCAAAATTATTAGTGTCCGGTATCCTATCAGAAGGCAAGAAACCTGTTCCAAATGTCAGGTTGCCCAAACCATATGACTGGATTGTTACAGTCTGCGCCTCATCCACTGGCCAACGCATAAGCTGAAATGACGTTGAACATCCATAAAACATGCTTGACTGTGCTTGATATACAAGGAACCGATCCAAGTACGTTTCAACCACATTCAAGGCCATATCAGAACAAAGCTGCAATTCAGTATCACGTGTTGAATCAGCTGGATCCAAGCCAATCCGTGCACGCAAATCTTCAATTGGTGGTGGCCACGCCATCATTGCACCTTAACAGTTTTATTGATAAACTCAATTACATTATTGAGTCCACCAGCATCTTTGAATATTGAATTCATCCAATTCGTGAATATTGGAAACAACGCATCTGATTTGAGTTCAAGCAGTTTGCCATCACTCATAACAAATGCTACAGATCCATCATTAAGAACCTGCCAATCTATCGGTGATATTCCGTCATCGCCGCGAACCCCTTTATCACCCTTTTCGCCTTTGTCGCCCTTTTCACCTTTGTCGCCACGCTTGGCGAGCATATGGCCTTTGCCATTATACCAAATGAATGCCGTACCATTGTCTAAATAGATGTCACCATCCTGATATTCAAAGCCATCCTTTTTAACGCCGCAGAAACGAAATCCTGCTGCCCCGATGCGCTGCCAATTCTTGCTATCACCAGGGCGATCATTTGTGTCTTTTAGTGCAATCGAATAGCGTCCAAAGTCATGCTGAACAATCGCACCTTCACGATAAATGCGTGGCGTCCATAACTCTACATCTATCCCAGTACCTGCAATTCCTTGTTCACCAGGATCACCTTTTTCACCTTGTATTCCTTGTACGCCTTGTTCTCCAATAGTGCCAGGATCACCTTGTTCACCAGGATCACCTTTCTTACCTTTTGGTCCGTCAACGCCACGAATGATATCACCATAATCTTTGATGATTATCTCTGCGACTTGAACAGGATCAGCATCATCTCCTTTGTCACCCTTTTCGCCCTTCTCGCCCCGTTCTAGGGCCTCTAACGTTTCCCCGGTATCCCTACCCGCGCCGGGGTCGATATCGCGCCTAGCGGCTTCCTCCGCCGATTTTTCGGCTAATCCCGCGAGCGACTCGGCTAGGCTTTCGACCCAAGCGGTCAAAGTATTCAAGTCAGATGTAGATTCATTCTTCAGTACATCAATCTGTGTAGCAAACTCATTGTTCAAAGTCTTGATGATTTCAACTTCCGCCGCAAGCCCAGAGATTTTCTCATCAGAATATTGCTTGACTTCGAAAATTGAATTTGTTAGTGTTTTCTCAAATATGCTTTGAGCTTCATCCTTAGCTTTTGAAATAGCTGTATCATATATCTCTTGAAATTCTGTAAAGTGCGCATTGACCTCATCCTCCAGCTGCTTCTGGCATGATGAAATGTTACTGATTATAACATCAATCTTGCTGTCAAATCCTGGAATATACTCAGATTCAAATTTGTTTAACCGTCCCAATATATCATTGTGGCTTTCCATGCGCTCGATAAAATCTGTCCGCAGTTTATCAATATCGCCGCAAGCATCAGTGAATGTTTTGTTTACAACTTCTCTGAATGACTTGTGCTCAGTATCTGATTCTGGAATAATTTCCTCAAGATGCGCCATTCGCGCGACAAGATCATCAAACAGGCCAATTGTCCTTTCCTCAAAAACATCGAATGCTGTCTGAGGATATGGCTGTGGCGCATTCCCAATATCATTTTCTATCTGTTTAATATTGTTATCAAGAAACCCAAGAATCACCTCAATCTTCTTCATGCGAAATTCTGTAGCAGCCTCCGAAGCATCAAGCTGCTCATTGACCGATTCGGCAATCGCCTTGATGACCAGCTCATTCACATGTGGTTCCTAACGGTCAAATATTTCTTCATCCAGTCTTTAGCTTGCTGCGGCGATACATCTTCAGTATCATTTGCAGCCTTTGGCGGCTTGTTATCTTCTGTGCCTTCAGTAGCAGCATCTGGATCAACAGGTACTGGTGCAGGTGGAGGCTTGGGCGGATTCAATGTATTCTTCAAATCTGCCTGCGCAAGCTGCGTTATGATTGAAACTGGAACCATCTGTTTCTGAAGGAAAGCATCATCACCACCAGGAACTGGCCCAAGCCCTTCCATAGCCCGCGCTTCATTCGGAGTAAATACACCTCCTTGGATGCCCTTCGCCGCAGCATCAATGCGACCAGCATAATCTGTACGAATCAATGATGATGTATCAAATTCGATATACTCATTTGTTCCAAGACCGAACAAATCATCAAATGCTCTTTCAACATGCTCAAGATAGCTTCCAAGTCCCATCGAAAGGAATGTCTGAATAAGGGCTTCAGCAGCATTTCCGCCGCCGCCAGTTTGCGCTACTGCAACAAGTTGTGGAGGAACACCAAATACGCGACAAATAGACTCAACCGACATCTTCTGCGCTTCGATCAATTGCGCATCTTGACTTGTAATTGCAACAGGAGCAAACTTCAGCCCATTCGCCATGATCGGCATTCCACCTTGCGCCCAAACCTTGCTTTGTTCGTCAAACGCAACGCGCAACTTATTCATCTGCTCTTTGGTAAGCGATTGATCTGTCGAGAGAATACCACTCGGCCTATTCATCTGCGAAAAGAAGGCATTCTGCGATGCGCTAAGAGCAACGTTGACTCCAATTGCAAGCATTGCAGCAGTGATTGGGCTTTCACCAATCAACGGATGGCGTGGAGTATGATAGCGAAGGTGCAGTATGTCTCTTGCGGGCACAAGAAATTCAGGTTGGAACCCAAGCAGATTATCGCTGGTATTTATCTGATAGAACACAGACCCATCATCTGCAATGTATGGCCTGCAGCCACGGTTCATCAAAGGATGAATGGCGGTTATTTCACCACGATTGTTTCTGATCCCAATCGCAAATGCCTCACCTTCAAACAGTAATGTTGTGATGAGGTTCAGAAGAAACAATGGCGCTGTTTGATATGAATTCGGATTATTCAGAACTCGATACGCAGCACTTGTTGTAACCTTTTCGACTTTGTTCCCAGTTTTGCGGACATGCTGTGGATAACATTGACTGATGGATCGACCATAAGCCATTGTACATCCATACACAACCTCAACGTGCCGTGCAGCATGCTTGTCGATTTGAAGATTACGCTGCCAGCCATCACCCAAACGCTCAATCTGGAACCAATTGTGCTGTTCGCTCATTCCAAGAAAAGGGCCGCGCCAAGCACCTTCGCCGGAAACACCAAGCAAAGATTTGAAGACACTTTTTGTGCGTCCCCAAATGGTGAGCTGCTGCTCTGGCTGGTCGGACTGATCTGGCATTCAGATCACTTCGAACGAACGGGTGTAACAACCTTATCTTGATATTTGCCTACTGGCGTTTCTGTATGCGTCTTTGGCTTTGAGTCTGTATCTTTCAGCTCAAGATCATCGTCATCAGGTTCAGGCTTCTTGTGGCTTGGCTTCTCATGCTCGTGCTTATCTCAGCACGCTCATCTTTCCTTTTGTAATGAGTCTCATGCTCAGACTTATCCTCATTCACGATCTTACTGTGTGAATGGGCACTGACTTCTCGAACAACACGAGAACCGCCAGAAACATATTTGCCTGACTTCAAGCCTTCCTCCGCATCTTCATCTTCTATCACTTCCGATGCGCTACCAAATGGTGCTTCCTTGACGAGAATAAACATAGCATTCCTCCAAATGAATGGGGCCACGACCAGCGCACGAATCGTGACCCCAAACTTTTATTGGGCCCACTTAACTCCGACAATATACTGAGCCGCAGCAGGATTCAGCTTGGCCCAGCTTGTTTCAGCAACCAGCCTCAAGCCAGTGCTCCAGGTCTGCCACAGCGAGCGTGCTGTATATCCCGCAGACGCGGCACCAGTCGAACCAACCAGCTTGATACCAGCATCATGCGGAACCTGGCCTACAGTCCCAACAACACCAGTACCATCATCCGCCTGTGTCGGCGGCGTGGTATCAGCATTGGCCTCGGTAATCGCCGCGACATCGCTGACGTTGAATTCAATCGCACCGAACGCTGTCGCGAGATATGCGGCATCGACCATGATGACCGTATTCATCGGAACATAATTCGACATGATGAATGGAATGCCCAAGATGTTCTTGGCCGACATGACGTCAGCGAACACCGTCTCACCAAGGGCGTTGACCAACATGCCGACGCCAGTGACGTTCAGTCTGTTGAGAAGCAAGATCGGTTTGGACCCGATTTGCGAACTGATCAGCGGCGCCAAAAGCGTGTAGATGTCCGCACGCACATTGAGGTCAGGCGATCCTGTCGCAGCAGGCAACGGCGCAACACCATTGAGAATGGATGCCGGGCGCAAACCAGCAACCGCTGCGCCACTCGCGCCCGTCGCAAGGAATGCGTTGTCGAGCACCTTGCCGTATGCCTTGGTGAGCAAGTTGCTGACAATGCCCTCGATAGCGGGTGTCGAACGCCGCATGATCTCATTGGTCATCGTCGTGATTGCGCCCAACTTGTAAGGAATGAGCGTCTGGCTGCCAAAGTTGTATTGAGTTAGCGGAATGGCGCCACCTTCACCGACCCACGCAGGCTCACTCGGAGCGGCTGGAAGCGGATTCTCAATGGGGATTGCGATGGACCCGAACCCATCAAAAGTGATCAGCATCGTCTCAGGCGCAAGCGAAGATGCGACAGAAACTTCAAACAGGGATTCGACAAATCCACGTGTATCATGCCGGACAAGTTCAGCCGCCCAAGTGGCTGTCGTTGTGGTCGCAGGATTGACTGCCGATTTCGCATGCGGACTGTTGAACGACTTGATATATTTGAATGTCTGCAAGACCCGCTCATCATCAGGATACAATTCCTGAATCATTGTGTACGGATCACGCTTGGTCATATGCGCCAGAAGTTCAGCTGTCGCATGTTTCCAGATCAATTCACCACCAGCTTTCAACTTGTGATAGCCAAGATTAGTGATGACTGCTGGGGCACCAGGTGCTACCGGTGCGGCAGGCGCCTCTGTTCCTTCTCCAGCTGGGCGTGCCCGCAATGCAAGCGCACCTTCAGCCTTGTGGAGCGCCGCAAGACGCTTTGTCTGCATCTCCACCTTTTCTGAAAGTTCCTCAACCTGAAGGAGAAGTGATTCTTCTTCAGGCGCTGCTTCAAGAGCAACTGTGCTTTCGGTCAAAGCATCCTTGGTCTGAACCAAGTCAGCCTCAGCCTTGACGATCTGTTCGGCTATCGACATTTTCGTCTCCGCGTCAAATTCGCTGCCGCCACTTTGCGGCGAGCATTGATCATTGCCGCAGACACGCGGTCGGACACGAACTGTCCATTGGTTTCAAGCACAGACGACGGCTCAAAGCCAAAGTGTTTTGCGATCTGAATGGCTTCAGGATTCGCAGGAACAGAAACGATAGAGCACTCAAGCAGCTCAATCGCAGTGTAGTTAATACCACCAATGTCGTTGAATTCACCAGCACCCATAAATCCGATTGATGCTGCCAGAGGAACATTATCTGCAAGAAGTTGTTTCACCATCAAGCCAAGATTGACGCTTGATAGGTTCAAGTCACCAACCAGTTGATTGCCTGCGACTGTGAGATCATTCCAATAACCAATTGGCTGATCACTTTTGTGTTGCCACAGTGTTATGAGTTTGGAAGTATTTTTCGCAACATTCTTCAGCGCTTCTTGTTCTATTGTATCGTTGTCGCGATCAAGAACTGTGGAGGCAAGAACAAACGTCGCATCACTCGAACTCGCAGCACTAGCTTTGGCTATCTGCGCTCCGAAGGCTGACTGTTTGGTTTGCACGGCGCATTGGTCCCCTGCGAACCCACACCGTTGCGCTCTGCGCCGGATTTACTGGAAAATGTCTCATCCCGTTCATCTTTGCCTGGACGTAATCTAGACATAGATAAATCCTCGTGCGTAGAATAGCGCGAGTCGAGCGGGAAGTCTAGCGAAATAATATGGAATGGAAATGGGAATGATGAGGCGGTGCACAGCCAAATCATTCCCACGGCATCCAGCCTAAATTGACTATATACGGATTCGCCGCTAAGTCAAGCTATTTTTTATATAATGCACACTTTATAAAGGTTACGCAAACGTTCGATGGGGTCTAAATCAGATATCTTATGAATATAACCAGGCCTGTGAACGGGATAATCATACACAGTTTTCTGCAGCCGCACAAGGTTCAGTTCAACTGCCTCTGCGCATGCTTTCGCATCTTTGATATTGTCGTACCAGTTAAATGCAACTCCAAACCCAGGGCTGCTGAATTTGGGTGTGGGATATGGCGCAAGTTTAATGCGCCGTGGATTGTCTGGATCTTCATCATCCATCACTTGATTATCCTGAAGAATGTGAGCACCATGCTTCCAAGCATCGCCCACCAAAGCAGGTACAAAATCCACGGATAAACACTTGGTTTCTGTTTATATTCCAAACCATCAAGAACATCACAATAAGCACCAGGCCCAAAATCTGACCGATCTGCATGCTCCCTTGCATGCCTATCGAGCACTTTGAGTGCGAGTGCTTCGTATTCATCAGGATTGATATAGAAACAATTCTGGCCATTTACCATCACGCTGATGTTGCCATCAAGATCAGGAGCAAAATGTGTCATGGCATCCATATACCCTTCACGATATGCTTCAATGCTTTCGAGAGTCAACATTGTATTATGATCAACAGCAAACTTATCTTTGATAGTATCCATTTCTAACCTTTCTGGGTGCCGAACCGCGCTTCATGGATCGGGGAATGATACCACGCGCGATTCGGCTTAATTCTTATAGCTGGATTATTATGTAAACGAAACCTATTTCAATGGTGCTGCTTCAATATATTTATTGCTTACAATATCAACATATTTCTCAACACGTACCATGCCTTCGTGTGAAGACAACCGATCACCACAAGACCAGAACTCAACAATGCTAATGCTCTTGGGCTTAATGTATTTTATCATCGTTTTTTCCATGATATAATGTAACTTCTTCGTCATGATTAGAACAAATGGATCTGGACGTTCATCAATCATCGTTGGATCCATGAATGTAACATAACCCGGACCTTGCCGTGTGGGATCAATTGTCTTATCTTCAATCCGATTGCGATAAGATGCTAATGCGAGATAAGGGCAAACTTGCAACGCATATCGTGCACACTCAGCATGCATTGGCGGATCAATGAATGCACCATTTTCTGTAAATGCCGACAATGGGCCACCAATCAGCCAGCGCGCACGTTCCAGCTTCTTACCACAAATGCCACAAAGGTGATTGTTGAGTATCTTCTGCCGCGTGAGTTCATCGTTGATCGTGAAATGTGGACGATTATCCAAATCTCGATAAACACCATATGGGATTGGATAGCCGCGATGATCTTTCTCAAGTCCACGCATTCGCATTGGGATCAATATGTCTTTCACCATTTATCCATATCTCCAAAAAAAGTGGCCGCGCTGGGATCGGAATGGGAGCGCGGCCTCAGTTCTGTGTCGCTGGTTATCTTCTGTTTATCGACTGACCAAAAAGGGGGAATCAGTCGCAGCGAGTTACAGCAAAATCTCCATTCGACTGAATGATTGCAAGATACCCACCAGGATAAATGTTGATTCTTTCGCCATGCAGAGTCGCTGTTGCAAGAACAGGGAGAATTTCACCTTCTACTTCATCTTCATCCTTGTCTAATTCATCATCACCATCTTCATTATCTTCTGAATAATCTGGATACATAATCGAACCATCAATCAGCATTATGAAGCCTCTGAGCGGATCAAACCCACCACCATGGCTGTATCTGTCGTCAAGCTGTTCCTTCGCAGGCCGTGTATCATTGACGTCAAAGAAATCACAAACAAGCCCAACGGCATTCTCACCAGCAGGCTCCATATAATAATGCTTGGCTGCTTCCAAATATTGAAATTCGATCATCCTTTCACTCCTTTCAAAAAGCGCCTATGGGTGAATCATGTATGTGGTAGATTCACCCATAGGTCTAGTATGCCTTCAATTACATTGGTCATCAGATGTAATTGAAGGTATCAGTTGCACCTGTCGAAACGATTGTGGTTTTGGTCGGCACTTCAACAATCACTGGAGTTGCAGCCAATGACACATCCATTGACTGAACATTGTTCGCTGTTGATCGTGGAGTGGTACCAACAACAGGGTCATATACCTGCACCACCGATGCTGGCGTTGCAAATGTAATTGTTACATTCACAGGTTTCACTTCGATGTCTTGGTGCCCATCTGATATTTTAGCGCCACCATTCCACATCACAATCAGGAATGCACCATCTGCTTTCTGCAGCAGAGTGTATGAAGCAGTCGATGGCAAGCCTGATATGCCGAAATCCAATTCACGCAATTCATCGACTTGGCTACTGGAAACAATCTTCATCAGATTGCCAATTGCGTTCGCCGCAGGTTTGGGTGATCCATTGCTATAGTGTAATCCAAAGTTCCTTTCGACATCACCACTGGCTGCCGTCCAATCCATCAATTCATAGATGTATGTCTTTGCAGCACCATTGTAGAAACCTTCCAGAATGCAGTTCATCGTCACGATCATCTGCGTCTGTTCGGTGCCATTCGAATAACCACCATTGACATAACCACATGACGTCATTCCAGTTTCTGTGATATAGACTGGCTTGCCAGATGCATAGGTTTTCGCATAGTCGATACCAGCCTTGATATGGTGCTGAACATTGCTACCAGGATCAGGACTATAAGCGTGACTGTTGCTGGCCGTGATTGTATCACCATATGTTCGCGGCATCTTGGCGATCTGCTGGACACTATGAGATACACGTCCAGCATCTCTAATATGACTGGATGCCTTCACAGCATTATCAAGCTGCTTCGCATCATCCGGTCCCCAATTACCATAATTCTGGTAACTGTCTTGGCCGTTCAGCTTGTAGTGCCAGAAATCGTATTCGTTGGTGCCTTCCATCGCCAACACGCAACCAGGGCATTGCTGCTCCAATGGGTCAGCCAAATGAACATCATTGCTGGCATTCACTTCATTCTTGCCCATGTACACATTGCATTCGAATAGCACGAATTTGCAGCCGCCATGCCCAAGCGTTGTGTAACTGTTGAGAATTGATTGTGAAGGAGTGCCTGTTCGAATATGATGAAAACCAAGTTTGTTCATCATGCCCAGCAGAGTTGAACCTGATAAGTTGTTGTCGATGTGAATCACCACACCGGCACTATCCACAAATTCCGATGCGCCTCTAGCCTTTACAGCAGTCATGGTAGTTTCTCCCAGTTGATGAGTGTAACTTTACATAACAAACAGTACAGTAGCTAAAAAGAACCCACGGACATGAGGGGTACGTAGGGTACAATGTCCGTGGGTTAAAGTGCTCAATGCGTTGCCATTGAATGTAGGGTGGTCGCTCCCCGATTCGCCGACTCCTTTCTTTTAGCGAATAAAGTATCCGACATAAAGGCCTAAACCTGAACGAAGCATAATTAAACTTGATAACATTATCCTATCCAAGCATCAACATCAATCAACTCAGATGTCTTCAATCCGTACACAGCCATGATCGCCGCGATAATCATGTCAATCCTTTGTGATGATTTCGCTTTCTCCAATTTGCGATTGCCGGCAGGATCACTAACTGCAACAGCTGATGCCGCACCAAGATTGAGCAATGGATGTGCGGCATGCTTGATCTTCCGCGCAAACAACTTGGCCTCAAAGTGCTCTACACGTGGACTTATATCACGATATCCTTGACCAACCGGATTCCATTCTGCTCCCTGAAATGCGTCTAACTTATCAAACTCCCGCTTCATAACGTCAATGCGCCAGCGATCAAACTCAATAGATGTTGGTTCGACATTGTGGTCCACACACCACTTCAGCAAATACTGAGCAACCCATTCATATTCAATTATCGCCGCAGGCACACCTATCGCATATCCATTCTCAACCCAATATTGATATGGTGCCTTGTCTCGCAATTCTCTTTGTTCGATTCCTACAAGCGGCAGGAACACCAGTGGAATGATATGAACACAGCCAGCATCATCTTCTGCCGCAAAGACTGCTGCTGTTAGGTCTGTTCTGAGCGAAAGGTCAAGACCAAGTGAAACTGCGTGATCCCGAAAGACATTGATATCTGGTTCGTCTGAACATGACCTCCAAATTGTTGGGCTAATCCAAAGTCCTTGGAGTGCTATTCTTTGATTGAGGTTCAGATTGCGAAAGCGTGCTTCATTCTGCGGGATCATCTTCGCTGATGCTGCTTGCTTGCGCATATCCTTCAATGAGCGAAATTCACCCAATCCTGGATTGCTGTAAAACCATCCTTCCTCATCATCTATCCCATAATGCTTTGGCGTCTCGAATACAAGCACTGCTGTATCTTTGGGTTGATCACGGATCGCAGTGTCTATCATCACTGACAGGTAATCAGAGTCTGATGATGCTTGTGTACTGATCACCGAGAATAATGGGTCTTCAATCGAGCCTTGTGACGTTTGAAGCATTGAGATGTAATCGTTAGTCGGCCCGACAATCTGCCCGGCCTCGTCAAGCACAACAATTTTAAAACTACGACCGAAACCTGTCTTTGCTTCTGCCGCAAGTGCTTGATATTCCGCATTTCTTACAACTCCTATCAATCGTTTGCTCGATGCCACTGTTTTGATGAATGGCTTAATGACGGGCGATACATTAATGAAGTTGTCTATCTCTTTGTACACTAGCGCAGCCTGATCGCGCGACATAGCAGCCGATGCGATTGTGCTGTTTCTTGCCGCAAGGTCTGATATCAGGTTGAGCAACACAACAACCGCCAACAAAAATGTCTTACCATTGCGTCGTGCAAGTGATAGGACAAATGTAGATGGCTTTGCGTCAAAGATTATGTAGAGTATCACTTCCTGAAAGAACATGAACTTGAGACGTTTGCCGACCAACATACCACTGGGGACAAGCATGACGTTTTCCATCATCTTCATCGCCAGTTCGGCAGTTGTTAATTCGGCATTGCTGAGTGGCCTCCAATTCCTTGGATTGATCTTGCTTCTATCGAGGCACTTGATTGCTAGTTCAATGTCTTCAGATAATGAGATTTCCTCACCAGGTTCATAATCATCAGGATTGATGAACCCAATCCGCTTCATGAAAGCGCCATGAATGATGCTGGCTCGCCGCCCATCCTATTGGCGACATCATCGATTGATTCATTCGCAGCATTCATCGCCACTTCACGTTTCTGTGTAGTGGTTGTTTCACGCTTGATGATCTGCGAGCGTGTAAAGCCCAGCGCACGCAGATGCGTCATCTGTTGGCGTTCATACTTGCGCAAGTTCTCTGCGTACTCAGATGCGATGCTGTCTGGATCGAGTGGATCAGCACCATGACACATGAGCTGTTCAATCCTAATGTAACCACGTCTAATCACTGTTTCATAGCGCACGACCCGCGCCGCAAGGAGGATGTCTGTCGGTGACCAATCCTTGAATGCGCGGCTCTTCATCAACCACGCCCACATCGCAGTTTCTGACTCTGTAAAAGGAATTGCGCCAGGTGGAGGCTCATGTATCCTGTTTAGATCGGACATGACTTCTTGCAGACCACGCAGGTCTGTTACGTCACAAACTGTCTCTGTGAGGCGATCTACTAACATGTACGTGAGTATAGGCCAACTTGAGCGCAATGGCTAGTGGGAATTATATGCATGGGGCTGCTATATAACCTGTCGCAATATAATTGGAAAC